CATACTTTAATCTTAGAGTAACATTAAAATTTCAAATAAATAAATCAAATAATAGAAACGATGGTAAAAGACAACACTATCTACATAAATGGAGTAATAGGTCAAGACTATACAAAAGTTGACTTCTTGAAAGACTTGCAAGATGCTCTTAAAGACAACCCAAACTCATTGAACTTAGCAATCGACTCACTTGGAGGCTATTGTGCAGACGCAGATGTGATGATAAGCAAATTGCAGCAATTGTCTATTCCAATTCATACATACAACACTGGAGATGTTTGCAGTTGCGCATCAGTCTTGTTTATGATGGGAAACGTTAGAACATTCGATCCAAGCAAAGGTGTATTCTTAGCACACAACCCTTATGCAGCTGCTGAAGGCGATGCAGAAGAGATGCTGAAAATAGTCAGAGAGCTTAGGTCACAAGAGAAGAAGTATGAATCATTGTATGCTTCAGCTACTGGAAACACTATTGAGCTCATCTCAGAGTTGATGAAAGAGAATCGTCCACTTACAGTTGAAGAAATCTCAAAGTACAATTTTGCAACTGAAATAGTTGAAACTACTGAGACGAAAGCATTTTGCCCAACTTGCGTAAAATACAAAATTGCAGCTCTAGCTTCTCATAAACTAGAAGAAACTGAACAAATAAATAAAGAAAATAAAATAAAATTCAAAAGTATGAAGACAATTATGGCTAAAATCATTGAGGCTATTAAGAACTTATTCTTAGTCACAAAAGATGGTGTTGAGCTTCAGATCGACGGTGATGAACTTAACCCAGGTGTCAAAATCTATGTTGAAGGTGTTCCAGCTTCTGGCTCATTCGAACTTAACGATGGTACAATCATCACAGCAGTTGATGGTGAAGTAACAGAAGTTCAAAGAGTGTCAGTTGAACAACCTGAAGAAAAGAAAGACGAAAAGAAAGACGAAGAAGTAGTAGTTGTTGAAGAGCCTGTAAAAGAAGAGGTTGTTGAAGAGAAGAAAGAAGAAATCGACAACACTGTAGAAGAGCTTAAAACTAAAATCGAAGAACTTGTTGAAGAAGTTGCTCAGATGAAAGCTCAGCTCAAAGAGTCAGATGACAAGCTAAAAGCTAACGAAGCAATTATGAACAAAATTGTCAATATGGCTTCAAAAGAGAAAGTAGCTTCTAAAGAAGAGACTAAAGAAGATGTAAAAGAAGTTCGCTTCGGCTTCAAGAAATAAAACAATCAAAATTAGTCGCAATAAATAAACAAATTATAAACAATTAAAATAAACTAGAAAATTATGCCTACAGTACAACCATTTGACGTAAGTCAATTAACACTCAATCCTCAGGAAGCTCAAGCATTCTCTGAGTTCATCGCTGCTAGAGTTGCAGAGCAACCAGCATTGAGCGAAATCCACGACATCCACACTGGTGTCAAGATGAAAGAGCAAATCGTAATAGACGGTGAGCTTGGCAAAACAGGTGTAGCAGCTTCTGCAGACTCTTGCGGTAGAACTTCATCTGGTGCAAAAGTACAAGTTACTCAAAAGTATTGGGAACCAGTACAAGTTGAAGACTTATTCACAAACTGCCAAAAGAACGTGAACAGCTTATTCAAGCCTCACTACTTGAAAGATGTTCGCAACTATCGTGACCTATACAACATCGAAGGTTCAGACCAAATGTTATATATGGCAAAGAAAATCACAGACTCAATCACTGAGTCAGCATCAAGAATCGCTTGGTTCGGTGACACAGACGTAGCAGCAGCTACTGGTGGTGCAGCAGGTCTTAAAGATGGTGACAATGCAAAATTCTACAATATGATAGATGGTCTTTGGAAACAAATCTTCGATGACGGAACAGGTTCACCAGCATCTCAACTTATCGGTAGATACACTATCGCTAAGAACACTCCAGCAGGTTCACCAGCAGCAATCGCAGACTTGTCAGCAGGCGAATCAGTAACAATCTTCGAAGGCCTTTGGGCAGCAGCTAAGCCAGCACTTCGTCAAGACAAATCAGCAGTCATTATGGTGACTCGCCCAATCTTTGAGAACTATCGTCAATACCTTCAAACAAAAGGTGAGAACTTCTCAATCGACTACACAATGGACGGCATTCCTTCATTGAGATGGAACGGCGTAAAAGTTGTAAATATGGAGCTTATCTGGGACGTTCCTATGGAAGACTTCGAGTACACAACTGGTGGACTTGCATTCTTGCCATACAGAGCAGTATTCACAAGCCCAAGCAACATTCCAGTAGCAACATTGGAAGATGGTGACTTGAACAGCTTGGAATCTTGGTACAATCAAGACGAAAGAGTTAACAAGTTCGCATTCGGCTTCACTATCGATGCAAAAGTAATCCAAGAGGATCACATCGTAGTAGCATACTAAAATGTAACAGAAAGGGAGGTAAATCCTTCCTTTCTTTAACATTAAACACTAAAATAGTAATAAATTAAAATAAAAGATAAAGTTATGCCACAGTGTATTCAAAAGTTAGTAAAAGACATCTTCGCAGACTGTTCAGCAACACCTGCAGCAGGAATCGAAGCTGTAGTTTACTTGATAAATCGTTCAGACATCGACTCATACACTATTGACTCTGAAGGCGTTGACACTCTTTGCACAGACTTGACATTGAAAGCTGGAACCCCAGCACCTCACGTGTACAAATTGTTTGGCTACAAGAGAAACTTGTCATACAGCTCAGAAATCAATGTTAGCGAAGATGCTCCAGATACTTGGACTCATTCATTGAACTTCCAAAACTACCAGTTTGACAGCGAATCTATTATGAACCTTGACCAAGCTGGTGACGTAGTTGCAATTGTTGAAAGAATGGGAAAGAAAGAAGGTGACGGATCATTCTTAATTCTTGGACTTGAGAATGGCTTGTACAAATCTGCAGACTCAACAAACAGCAACGACAACAATGGTGCTCGTGTTTTGACTATGAGCTCATTAGATGGTGCAGGTGAATCACATTCAGCTATTGTGTTTGCAAAATTCTCTGGAAGCCCAGCAGTTGCAGACTACACAGCAACAAAAGCGTACTTAGAATCTCTCTACGCAGCTGAATAAAAGACTACGAACGTACAGCTCGTTTATTAGTTTTCATTTTGTTTGACCCACTAGACACGAACGATCTAGTGGGTTTTGTTTTGTGCTCAAATAAATAATTAAACAATTAAATCTCTATGAAATTCAACTTCGATATTGAAAAGACTGCATTAGCAATCAAAGAAGCTGGAGCAGAACAAACTGTAAACGACCCATCACTATTATTACCATTCTTGAAGATGTACTCATTTGTATTTCTTGATGGAAAGACTCCATCAGCTTGTGGCAAAGTGCAGAGAACATATTGGGTTGACTTCTTTGAACGAAACAATTATTTAAAATTAGTAGATATGATAAACAAAGCTGTAAATCGAACAAATGTGCCAGCGTGGAAGAACATAAAATTCTTCTCAAAGCTTGGAAAACACGTGAACGCAAATCTTCTCACAGATGAAGATGCAATCAAGTACTTAGAAGCAGGCTATCTTTCAAAAGATGACTTTATAAAGCTTCCAGAAATCAAAGATGATAAATCTATCAAACAAGAAGAAGAAATCGCTCCTGCTTCACCTGAAGTGCCTCTAGCTTCAACAGAAGAAGAGACTAAAACTATTGAAGAGGCAAAGCCTAAGAAAGAAAGAAAACCTCGTAAAAGAAAATAATTAAGCTATGCTAGAAATATATGCTAACTCACCAAAGTTGACTACAAAGCCAAACAAGACAATCTCAGACAACAAGACATCAGGCATCACGAACTATGGTGAGAACAACAACTATCCAGAAACATTCGAGAACTTGATATTGTCTTCAGAGACAGCAAGTGCTTGTGTAAACTCTTTGGCTTCATTCATTGTCGGTGACGGCTTTGAAGAAGAAGGACTAGACAAAGTGAAAGTGAATGACAACCAGACGCTTGGAGAAGTGCTTGTTGACATTGCTCGCTCACTTGCAACTCACAATGGCTTCTACATTCACACGAACAAGAACGTGCTCAACGAAGTGACAGACATTCACGTAATACCATTTTGCAAGTGCAGACTTTCAATCAGAGATGACTGGGGCTATGCTAGCAAAATTGCAGTTAAGAACACTTGGTTGAAATCTAAGACATTCACAGCAAGCAACAAAGCAACATTCTACAACAAGTTCACAGAAGATGATGAACTCACTCTAAGTGAAATCGAAC